ACCGCGAGAAACGTGTCACCGAACCAACCGCGCCGATCGGTAAACCCATCCGGGGTTTTGAGGACCGGGTCCGATGTTTCTGCGAGGCGGTCGGTAAACAGCGAGATGACGACCCAGGTCTCGAGCGCTTCCGACAGATCGAGCTGGCGGTTGACCAACTGGATGTCGGCGCGACCCTTCGACGGGTCCCAGACCAAACGAAGCTCAGCCACGCTGTCACTGCGCCTTTAGGACGGTCGAATTGGTGCCGTCGGCGAGTTTCACCGCCTGCAGGGTCCCGCCATTCGAGATGTCAACTTCGGGCGCGGTGACGATCACCTTCGATGAGGCCTTGATCTTGACCGTCGTCGTGTCGCTGTCCCCGATGTCGATCTCGAGCCCGGTCAGGACCCCGTTGCCATTGACGGTACCTTTGAGGATCGGCTTCATCGTGCCGCCCGAACCGTCATTCTCCGACCCGGTCACGACATAGAGGAGGAACTCGCCGCCTTTGAGGTTCTTCGGGCGATAGCGCGGATCCTCAACACCAGTGACGATCCCATGCGCGCGGTAGCCGCCCTGCCAGGTGATATGCGCCTTCGCTCCCGGCAGAGGAACCGTCGTCAAGCCATAGGAGCCGAGGCGCTGCACCTTATCGCGCAATTCGGTCGGATAGCCCTCGATCTGCCAGAGCTGCACTGGCCCCGTATCGTCGACGAGCTTTGCCGTGGCGCGCCCGATTGTCGAGCGCGTGCGGTGAAAACTCCGCTCGAGGCGGTCGTAAGCTCCCCAATCATCCATCAGGTCAAGGGGATCGGCTGCAACGGGACAAAGGGTTCGGGGATGACGCCCTGCTTTGGCATGAGGCGCATGACAGTCTGCGTCCCCTGTTCCGAACGGCGCCAGTCGCAATCGACGATGAGCCAGTCCTCGTCGATTTTGAGGGTCGGGCAATGGACGCGCGCGATTGTGTTCGGGGTCCAGAGCTGATCCTTGCCGTCGCGCCAACCGACAACCGTCACCTGGATCTGCCGCGAGCGGCCATAGCGCCTCGCGATCTCCCATTCGGCGCGCTGCTTTGCCCATTTCTCATTGGGACCCGGCATGTCCATGACGATCATGTGCACGCGCCGGCGGGGCACGTCCTTATCTTGCGCTTTCGCAAAATATCCGACATGCCCGTCGGTGCCCTGCACCGGGGCTTGCGCGACAACCCAGATATCGCTGTAGCGCTGCGAGCCATCAAAGAGGGCGCCGGCGATCTCAGCGTTCTCGCCTTCGACAATCGCACTGCCGGCGCGCTTTGTCCCAACCTTCGACAACACAAGGCGGCCTTCCGCATCGTCCCAGATCAGCATCTGCGCCGCGCGCGCCAGTTCTTCGAGGAGTTGCCAGCAGGTCATCCCGGGCATCACCGGAAAGGGATAGGAGGTGTCGAGCGCGACATCGCCATCCGGCAGGCTGACCTCGATACCATAAGGATCGCAGATCTTCTTTGCCGCCGCGCCGACGGTCGCGGCCGAGATCTGCCACCCCACTTTTTCGATATCGACCGAACAATCGACAAGGTCTTCGGTCTTTGATCGCCCGTTGATGCCAGCCTGGTGATCCTGTGCGTGCATGACGGGTTGGTAGTGGTCGATGTAACCGGTCAGGACCTTGTCGCCCGACAGAAAGACCTCACACGAATTGAAGGGTTCGACCGCGGTCTGGTGCAGACCGTCGGGATAGCGCTCGGTCAACGCGACGGCAAACCCCGACGGGCAATGCTCGACCGAGCGCACGACGCGGAAATTGAGCCAGCCGCTCAATGTCTTCCCGCCAGTCTTTATGTTTAACTCTTCATCTTCTGGACGGATCATCGCGCGAGCGCCTCGAGCGTCACCGGCAGGAAGAGCGGATGTGGTGGATCGTTTCTCGCAACGAGATCGTCCGCCCTCGCCGCATCCTGATAGAGCCGGTAAGCGACCGTGACAGCCGGCATCGGCCGCGGCATCTCGCGTGTCACGACCGGCGCCAAGGAAGCGCCGCGCGCGAGGAGGTCTTCGACGACCCCGACCCGCAACCCGGAGAGCGCGGCATAGCTCGGATCCTGAAACCGGTCGGCCGCTTCTTCGGCGACCGTATCGAGGACATCACCAATCGCTAGCGCGTTCGAATTGGCATCCTGCTGCGAGGAGGGCTGAAAATCGGCGCTGGCGGCAGCGAGTTCGATCGCGCTTTTTTGTCGGAACAGCACGCTCGCATTATGGGCGAGACCGACGATCTCATTGCCGATCGCATCAGTGCCGGCAAGGACCGGCTGATCAAAGCTCGACAGCGTCGTGAGGATGCGGATCGAATCGCGCGGATCGGCGCAGGCCTGTCTGAGCGCGATGACGAGCGCCTTGGCTTGGTCTTTGAAACCGGCAGCGTCTCCCGCGGCGGCGGCGACGAGCGCCGTCACAGCGCTTTCGACGGCACTCCGTAATGCCACCCCTTGGGCGATCATATCGGCGAGAGAGCCGTGACTCGCACCGAACGGAATGGTCGGGTTCTGCCCGGCAAAGTCGCGCCCATAATCCTTGCCGTCATTCAATCCGTGCACGATGCGGATGATCATCGTCGCATCGATGACAAACTTGACGACCGCAGCCCCAAAGACTTTGGCGACAACCGCGACCGATTGCTCGAGGGTGGGCGTTGCGATCGTCATGTGGCGCCCGCCGCGACCAAGCGATCGGTCTCAGCGACATAGTCATTGCCGGTCGCGTCATGCGCATCCGATGCCGCGCTCTGTGTCGCGGCTTGCGTGTCGCTGTCAGCCGTCGGGAATTGCAATTCGCCGGGCTCGACAAAGGCGAGCCGGACTTCGATCATCCGCCCCTGGTCCCAGCGCTCGACCCATTCGATGGCGGTGTCGGGGTCGACCTGGACCTGCAAGGTCCCCAGGGTCGGGTGCACGAGCTCGCCGGCGCCTTTTTCTTCGCACGCCGTGATCAATTGATCGCGCTGCAGATCGGCATCATCGCCCAGCACAAAGGCGCTGATCCGGTAGCGCCGAGCCCGTCTCCCGAGGTCTTCGGCATAGGGCGTATCGCGGAACGGGTATTCATGGACGCGCCCGCGTCGACCCGCCGAACCCGCTTCTTCGGTGACGCCAAACGGCACCCCGCGAAAGGAAGCTGGCCGCAATCGCGCTTGCCAATCGGATGACGGAAAGGGTTGCTCAAACGGCATCAGGGAGAGCTCATCGCCTGCTGCACCCGCAAGTTCAGCTTTGCCGGACCCTGCGCATCCAGGAGCCGCGCGCGACCGCCTTGCGGCATGCCGTTGATGTCGATCGAGACATGATGGTTGCTATCCATGGCACCGGAATAATCCGGGACGTCGGGGAGGAAGCGGGGGCCGGCACCCCAGGTGCCGCCCTGGTTACTTTTGATCCAGGCCATCGATGCCGCAACGTTGGCCTTTTCCTGCGGCGACATCGTTTCGAGCGAGCGCGAATAGGGTTGACCCTGTGAATTGAAGGGCGTGCCGGGAGGCACGAGATAGCCGCGGTTGAGGCGGTCTGCCGCGCCACCGGCGCTATACGAGTTCGCTGCCCATGCAGGGGCGCCATGCCACTGGCTGGCGAACCATGCGGGATCCCCGCGATGCGCCGCCATCTGGTCGATCGCGAATGTATCCGCGGTCTTCCAGGCGTTCGGGTCGCGGATATTGATGCCGGCCTTGACCGCGGCATCCCCCATGCCGCCGCCGACGTGCAGCTGAAAATCACCGAACGATGTGCCCTTGTCGCCCGTGAAGACGTTCAATCCCTCGCCGGCCGCCGTCGCGAGCACTGCATCCGGATTGAGTCCCTTGCTGCGGGCGTACTGTCGAATAAAGGCGGCGCGCTCAGCACGCGGCGCGACATGCCCCACGCCCGTTCCTCCGGGTGTAATCGTTTCCCCTCTTGCGCGTTTTTCAACGAGGGCCCGGAGGGTCGGCGACAGAGCGCGCCCGCTCGGACTGTTGAGAAGCGCTTGCGCCTGTTCGGGACTCAGCGCGGCAATCCCGGCCCGCTCGGCATCGTCATAATTCGCGCCCCCCGGCCGCTCGCCGGTGCGACCTTCCTGGCCGGCTTTCCCTGCGGCCCCCGGCCACATCGTCGCGACGAAGGAACCGAGCGGGCCTAGAAACCGCAAGGCTCCGGAGCCCAAGATCGAACCCGCAAAGGCGAGGTTCATCTTGACCATTGCGGTCGTCAGTTTGGCGACCGAGGTCAACAAGGTGACACCGAGGAGCGCGGAGAGCGCCGTCGCACCAGTCTCGATCGCTTTCATCGCGCCCGGGGATTTGCGCAACTCGTCAAGCCATTCCGTGGTCTTCTGAATGGCCGGGGTCAGTTTCGGGACGAAATACTCGGCAAGCGCGTTCCCCATACCCTTCGCCGAGAGCTCCAGGTTGCGCTGCGCTTCCTCAAAATCCTTGGCGGCTTTGAGCCCGACTTCGCTGATCGCGGCACCGTGTTTTTTGACTTCTTCGCGGTAGCGAGTAAGCCCTTCGGCGCCATCCCGAAGATAGGGCAGGAGATCGCGCCCAGCCGATCCCAGAAGCGCCGTGGCGAGCGCCGCCTGCTGGTAGGGATCGCGCAGCGATTTGATCTTATCGGCGACCTCGGGCAGGACCTCGTCGGCGCGTCTGACGTGGCCATTGGCATCCCGGACCGCGATGCCAAATTCCTTAAAGACGGCGATCGCTTCCTGATCCCGCCCCCAGGCGGCACCATGCAGTTTTTCGCCGAGAGCCTCGAGACCCTGCGCGCCAGCAGTCGCATTCGCGCCGGCGAGATAGGCTGCATGCCCGATATCCTGGAGCGCCTGCGCCCCGACCCCGATCCGCGCCGAGGTCCGGCCAATTTCAGCGCCCGAGCGGGCAAAGCGCTCGATCCCCTCGATCGCGCCGGCTAGGCCCAGCCCGGCGCCCAGGGCCCCACCGACCCCCGCCAATTTAGCGAACGGCTCAAAGGCTTCCGACAGCTTCTTCCCGGCTTCGCTTGTTTCCCGGACCGATCCCGTCACATCCTTGAAGGTATCAGTCGCGCGCTTGCGCAGCTGATCGAACACCCTCGAGAACTTATCTTCCGCCGTAATCGGGATCGGGGGAATGATGCTGGTGGGCCCAGCCATGATTATCGCCTATGCGGCCCGAGACGCGCGGCCTGGCCTTGCCAGAACAGCCATTCGCTCATCGGCATCCGGTACCAAACCGCAGGTTCCCAGCCCCAGTAACGCGCCAGCTCGGCTAGGAGATCGCGCCAGTCATCGGAGCGTCCAAGGCCTGGATAGAGGCTGAGACACGCTCGAAAAAATTTACGGCACGCATAAAGTCGCCCTGGCCCATCTTGCGCACTGCGGCTTCCGGCAGGCCGCCAATCGTCGACACCAGAAAGATGTTGCCGGCGATGTTGGGCCCGGCCTGGAGGGCCTTTTCCATCTCGCCGACGGTCGGCTCGCGCAGTTTCAGTTCAGAATAGGTCGTCCCGCCCAGCTCGACCGGCGTGGCCAGGGCGAGCGTCATTGTCGTTTCCATTCAGCGTACCCAGATGAATTTTGGAAGAGGGGAAAGGAAGGATTACTAACGATGCGCATGCTTGCTTTAGCGGCTCTATTCCTTATTGCGAGCTCGTCGGGTTACGCGGCCGACAATCTCATCGCCGAGCAGCCGAACAGTCTTTTATTGTCGCTACAGCAAGGCCCGACGCGACCGGTCTTCGGCGGGCGGACTGGGTTGCCGGACGGGAGCGCTTTATTAATAACCGTGGAGCGGGTTACCGGGCTCTCTATCGTCGATCGGTCGCCCTATATGGGGCAATCGAGAGCCACAGTCACCGCGGGTTATTTCAAAACCGAAGCCTTTCGCGACAGCGGCGGAGAGCTAAACGGCGGCAGTTACCTTGTCGAGATCGACGGCCTCATGCCGGAGGATGTCTCAACACTCCCGCCTGTCGGCAATCCTACGGAAGCGCTCCTTCACAATACGGAGCGCGCGGTCTTGACCGGGCATATTGTCCCCGGAATTACCGGTCGGCACATCCACTGGCGCGTTCCGCTTTACCTGTCGAGCCCGGGACCGCGTCGCGAGATCTGGTTTGGGACGCCAGACTAAGCCGTCGTATCTTCCCGGATCGTGCCACCTTCGAAGCGGACGGTGAATTCACCCTCCGCGGCATCGACCTCTGAGGGGGTTGTCGTCCACATATTGTTGCCGGTGACGAGCTTCCCGTTGATGAGTTCGATCGTTACCGTCTCGGCCACCATGTCGGCAAAGTCTTCGACCCGGGTCCCGCCCGAATCGACAACGGTGAACTCGATAAAGGGGGCCCGCGGCTTTTCGTTAAAGCCGTAGATCCCGGAGAGCCCGCCCTTGGTCGTGCGCTCGACCCGCGCCGGCGAATAGGAGCAGCGCCCGCCCAGGCGCCTGGTGACGCCATCGGTCGTCACAAAAGCGGTGCCGGCAATCGGATCGGATGTGCTGATCGTTGACGTGTTAGCCATAGGATTTAGATCTCCTCGATCTCGAGCCTGTTGTACTTTGCCCGGTTCACCGATGCCGGGACCACGCGGAGGTTGCCTTCCCAATGAAGGCCGGAGACGGATCGGCCGCGCAGCGGCACGATGTGGTCGACGTGATGCTCGATGCCCGTTTCCAGCGTGATCCTGCGGGCTTCTTCATAAATCGCTTCGATCGCCTTTTTATCAGCCCAGGCCGGCCGCGCCTTTAGCTTGGCCGCGTACCGGTCCATGGCGCGTTTCGCGTATCTGGCGCGCGAGCGATAAATATAAGCCCGGATTTTTTCAGCGTTCTTCCGCTTCCATTCGCGGTTTTTCGCATTGGTCTTCTGCGCGACCGCCGAATTTTGATCGCGCTGGCGCTGCATGTAATTACGGCACCATTTTGCCTTATCTGCCACGTAGGCTTTCGCATCTCGCTCAATCCGGCGCCTTTCATAACGTCGGACGGCCGCTGCGTGCTTTTGTGGGTCGGCGAGCCGGCGGCGCTCGGCGTCGACGCGCATACAGTCGCGGCACCAGGAGTGCAGTCCTAATTTGCCGCCCGTTCGCGGGCCAAAAGCATCATACGGCTTCAGGCAGGCGCATTTAGAACACTGCTTCACGCCACCTGTCTGAATTGGACAAGGAGAGCGAATATATTCAGCTGGTCTATTACCAGACTGTCCCACAGCACATCAAGCCGATCGGGGTCGGATGAATTGCGCTGCACGACGAGCCCCGCGGCAAACGCGTCGGTATCCTGGAACCACGCGCGTTTCTTGACGAGCTCGGCATCATAAAAGCCGATCAGGTCAGCCCGCACGGTCAGCGGCGTCACGACGCGGGCTTCTGGCGGCAGGCGCGTCCCATCGCTGGCGAGCTTCACCCGGTTGTATTTGCCCTCGACCATGCCGCGCTGCAGGCGCAACCCTTCGGCCAGGGTGAACATCTTTTCGACCGACAGCATCGAATTGTCGGGCGAGCCAAAGGTGTTCAGCTGATAGGTCGTGATCAGCCTTTGGACAAAGAGCTGCCCGCCCACGGTCTTGAAGGTCGAGATCCCCGACCAGAGAAGCGTGTTGTTGTCGGCGAACTGGAATTGCGAGGATTCCGGCGGCGGCAGGATGCCAATGAGCGCCACGTCCCGGGCCGGAATGGACGGGTCGGAAGACAGGGTCAGGGCGGCAAACCCACCCAGAGCTCCCGCCAGAGCCATGGGATCGGTCGGGCAATCATAGATCCCGCCGATCGAATGGTGCGGGTCGTTCCGCGCGAGGCCCAAGGTCTGCAATGTCGCCGAGGTGCCAAGAGCGGCGGTAAAGGCGCCGCCATAGAATTGCTTGGTCGGCGACCATTGACCCGACACATCGCCGAGCCAGTCGCGAATGGCGTTGAGTGACCCCGCATCCGTATAGGGGTGGATCACATAGTCGTAGGCCTTTGCTGCTAGAGCGGCGAGCGCGGTTGTCAACGCCGTTGACGGGTTGGTCGCACCGCCCGACATCGGGGTGATCGCGACCGCGACCCCGGCGACATCAGCCTCACCGCCGGCGGCGCCAAAATAGTTCTTCCGCACATCGATCGAATTGCCGACCGCGCCGCCATTCTTCGCGGTCAAGGTGACCCGGGTCGAAACGGCGGCCGCGGTCACCGGCAGGGTCACATCGGCCGTGATCGCCGCGGCAAGCGCTGTGGCAATTTGTGCCGCGGTCATCGCGGTTGTGACCAACGTGGGCACGAGTTTCCCGGCGATGTAGAGGGCGACTGTCCCGGCCGCTGTCGGGGTCCCCGACACGTCGACAAAGCCGGTCGCCTTGACCGCGGCGCCGTCATCCTGCATCGGCAGGATGTAGACCGTTGTCTGCAAATTCTGCCGCTTGAACGACGCGACCATACGGGCAATCTGCGACCCCGGCCCGGCAAGTCCCGCCGCCGACAGGACCGAGCTCGCGAGATAGGGTTTTGCGACAAAGGGCCGGGTAAAGACGATCGTGTCGGTGCCGCCGACCCCGGGCCCCGCGGCATTCGCCGACATCGTGACGGTGTGCGCGGTAAAATCGATCGAGAGCACCGTCGTACCGGCCGCGATCGCGGTCGGCGCCGTCGAGTCGGTGATGACATCGCCCGGCTGGATCGAGGCGCTCGGACCCGCTGCGAAGTGCAAGGTCGGGTTGCCCGCTGCCGTCGTCGCATTGGTCGTCGCGCTGATCGGCGCTGGCGGTGTCAGGGTGCCGGATGCGGTGATCTGGCCGATGATCAGCGCGGCATGATCCTGCTGCAGCGTATTGGCCTTGGACGGGTCGACGCTCGCATAAAACAGCGGCACCCGCACATTCGACGGCAGGTTCGGGATCGGAATATCGGACATCAGGAATCACTCCCTTTTTTCGTCCTGGGTGCGCTGTCAGCGGCGGTATCAACGGGTGAAGCAACCGGGGTCATCACGACTGGCGGTTCGTAGCCTTCCATCTCTTTGAGATCGGGCGGGTCAGATCCCTCGCGCAACAGCACGTCGCGCATCATCATGAGACGCCGCCAATAGGGGTTCTCCGGCACGGCGCGCCAGGTCTTG